GTGTCGTTCACTTACTAAAGCAAAACTTCGCTGAAAGTTGCGAAGACCCCACACCATTCATGGGGTTTTTTAAATTTCGTAATAAATTACGCGGGTGTACCAGCATTGGATACGGGAATGCTAGAATATTTGTACAATGTTGGAACATTTACAAAAAATATAGGACTAAAATCTGTCCCTGCACTTGAATACATAGAAATTCCAGCACCAGAGAAATTTGTAGTACTACCAGCATTATCAGCTGATGGAGTGAGATCATAAGAAATTTGAAACCAGTCCAAATTGGAATCATCCTCAGATGAACCATTAGTATTAGTCAAAGCTGTGGTGGTTCTAAATTTATATTTTGAATAAAATGGAAGAGAAACATTTAAAGCTGATTGTGTTCTCTGATTGGTAATAGATACACCATTGATCTCAGAATCATAATTTATCACTGAATTTCTAGCAAAAGTGTTGGTAGTGGTAGTCGATGTAATCAAAGATCTCAAAGAACGAGCTATAGTTCTATTAGTATCCCATGATGATCGTAAGATTCGCAAACTAGAGTAATAATTATTAGATCGGTTCAAAGGATTTACTCTCCAATGCATGGATCCCCTAACTCCAAGAAAACATTGGGAAATCCAAGTGACAGGAGTCCAAGAGACCCAATTATAATATTCTGGTAAACCAGATGTTAAACCCGTTGACACATCTGATCCATCGACATTAAATCCAGGATATAATGGATATCTATTAGTACGATGAATAACAGTAGCCCCAGCACTTGTAGATGTAATTAAAGATGAGGGAGCTAATGAAAAGCGTGTAAAAACAGTTCTCCTAAATAATTGTCTTAATGATTTTATAACTTCACCATGATAATTTAAATATAGATGACCTGGTGGATTAGATGGTTCCATTGCCATTTCTGTAACATCCATTTCCGTATCATAATTTTCAATGGAAGTTTGCACTGGATAAGCACATATAGTTTTGGTCAAATCAGGATCAGAAGGACATGAAAATGATAAATTATCATTACCAGCAACAAATACTAAAACTTGTATGTTAGAAGTTGATAAGGGTGCTGATAGATCATTTAAAACTCGAACAGTTAAAACACCATTTGTTGATCCGGGAATATGCACCATAGTACCATCATTGGCATAATTATTTTGAATGGTCTGATCTGTTGATAAAAATGCTGTGTCTTGCATAAATGGGACATTAATTTCGATATCTGAACATTTTGCTAAATCCACTATTTTAGTGTAAACCTCAGTTGAAGTATCAACTGTCGAACCGAT